TACGGATGCTGCTGTTACTCAAGCGAAGACATTCACATATACTGCTAATACAGAGGCGATTTCTGGTGATATTACAGTAAGTCAATTATCTGTTGGTGCAAATGGTGCAACAGCATATGTTATTGATGTCAACGCTTCAGCAAGTACAATGACAGTTGTAAATATTACCAATGGTGCTAATACAAGTGCAGGGTATGACGGAAAGCCTGGTTCTTTTCAGTGTACAACTTCAAACACTGCAAGTGGATTTACAGGAGTTGCAGCAGATGTAGCTGCTATAACTTTTAGTAGTGGTGGTAATGCTAAATTAACAAACGTAGCAAACGGTGCGATGCAAATCGGTTCTGGTAAAATAATCTATATTGAAAATCGTGCTCCTGTTGCTCGTGCAGCTGATCAGACGGAAGATATAAAATTAATAATCGAGTTCTGAGCGATCATTGTATTTAATTATTTGTTGAGTTTTATTTTTGTTATAAATAATAGTAACTACAAAATCATTCGGAGGATGAAATGAAAGTTGCTATTTACAAAATTACTAATAAGATAAACGATAAAGCATATATTGGAATTACTACCAAAACTACGAAAACTAGATTTGCTGAACACATTTATAGTAGTGAAAACGGTGGAAAGTACAGAATAAATTATGCTATTCGGAAGTACGGAAAAGAAAACTTTGGCATAGAAACGATAATGATTGCCGACAATAAAGAGCAGGCATTATTGATTGAGACAGAAAATATTATAAAATATGATAGTTGGTCAAATGGGTATAATATGAATGAAGGCGGAACTGGAATTCTATATCATACAAAAGTGTCGAAAAAGAAAATGAGTGAAAATAATTATTGGCGAGGAAAAAATAGGTCAGGTGCCAATAATCCAATGTATGGAAAACACCATACAGAAGAGAGTAAAAAACAGATGTCGGAAAAAAAGATAGGTGTTTTTGCTGGTGAAAAACATTATCTTTTTGGAAAACACCATTCGGAAGAAACGAAAGAGAAGATAAGACAAAAAGCGGTGGGACGACCTTCTGCTAGAAAAGGAAAGAAACACTCCGAAGAAAGTAAAAAATTGATGAGTGAATCGAAAAAGGGAAAAATGGTGGGCATCAACAATCCGATGTATGGAAAACGACACTCCGAAGAAACGAAAGAAAAAATGAGAAAACCTAAACATTTGGGTTGTTTGCCATCAAAGGGAAATCTACACCATTCGGAAGAAACGAAAGAGAAGATGAGACAAAAGGCGTTGGGACGACCTTCTCAGAGAAAAGGGGTTATTCTTTCAGAAGAGATTAAAAGAAAGATGAGTGAATCGAAAAAGGGAAAAGTATCTTATACCAAAAATTGGTTGGTTACTTTTCCAGACAATCACCAAGAAGAAATCGATAATATGGCAGAATTTTGTAGAAAATACACATTGAATAGGGGCAATATGTCTTCGGTCGCTTCGGGCAAATTGAACCATTACAAAAAATATAAAATAATACGGATTTAAAAAATAAATGGCAAATGTTACTACAGATTTTAACGTTACTCCTTATTATGACGATTACGATGAGGATAAACAGTTTCTAAGAGTTCTTTTTCGCCCAGGCTATGCCGTTCAAGGAAGAGAACTTACCCAATTACAGACAATTTTACAAAAGCAGTCATCTCGTTTGGGTGACCACATCTTCAAGGATGGTAGTAAAGTTCTAGGGGGAGAAGTTACTTTAGATACAGAAGTATCTTATGTGAAATTATCAACTGATGACACGGCAACTACTTTCGCGTCTGGAATACTTTCCGATACTAGTGTGACTGTCGGTGCTGGAACAACAAGAGCTCAAGTCATATCAGCAATCAACTCGGTTGGTTCTGATGCACCAACTTTGATTGTCAAGTTTATATCTGGAACTGCATTTTCAGCTGGGTCAACGATTTATCTAGAAGGTTCGATTAGCACAACAGCCACAGTTGCTTCTACAAGTCATACTGGTGGTGCTTCGGTAGTTAGTATTAATCGCGGGGTATATTTTGTAAATGGATTCTTTGTTCTTTGTCTCGCACAAACGTTAGTTCTTGAGAAATATAGTAACACACCAACATATAGAATTGGATTAACCACAACTGAATCAATTGTTGATAGTGATACAGATACTACACTTCTTGATTCAGCTTCTGGAACAACAAATGCAAATGCTCCTGGCGCTACTCGTTTCAAGATTGAATTAGTTCTTGCTAAGAAAGGAACAACTTCAACAGACCCAGTTGTCGCTAATGCTGATTCCAACTTTATTGAGTTGATGAGAGTTTCTAGCGGAACACCCACAAAGAATGTAAAATATCCGGTTTATGGTGAGATTGAGAAAACACTCGCAAGAAGAACATACGATGAGTCGGGTGACTATACAATCAAACCATTTCCTATTCAAGTTATAGATCATCAAGGAGCAACAGGAGTTACCGAAGCTTCAGCTGATACTACTATTACTGGTGTTCTCACGGATTTTGAAAATGATTTTGTAGTGGGAGATAACATATATCTTTCTTCTGATTCAACCGCGACAGCAAACGTTTCTTCAATAACCAACGCAACTTCGATGGTTGTTTCTAATGCATTGGGTGATGGAACATCTCAAGTAATACACAATAACTATCGTGTTTCTGCTGCACTAGAGCCAGGTAAAGCATACGTCAAGGGTTATGAATATGAAAGTATTTCTTCCGAATATGTTGATGTCAAAAAGGGAAGAGAAGTATTTACTCAGACAACATTTCCTATCAATCCAAACTTTGGAAATAACGTAAAGGTTACAAACTTCAATGCTGGTAATTCAACTGAATCAAACTTTGATCCAGAAGCTATCGCAACAACTTTTGACGTTCATAGTGTTCAGTTGTCGAATATTGTAAGCACATCCGCAAATACTTATAACTCCACAAAAATAGGAACTACGAGAATACGGCAAATCGATTATGACTCTGGTACATTTACGAATGTATCTACCAGTAACACTGCAATTTTCGATATGTATATTTTTGATACTGCATTGAGTTCATTAACAGCAAATGTTGGATATTCTTATACTTCTGGCGAAACTTCTATTCTTCTTGAAGAAGCAAAATCTTCTACTAAAGATGCTGCTTATGCTGGTGCGAAGATTACACTAGGGTCAGAAACAAGAGAAGTTGTTAGTTTTGCTAATACAAAAATTGCACTGGAAGATGCTACACAATCTTCAGTTGATACAGAGTTTCTAATCCTCAATGGTAGCGGAGGTACAGGAACTACTGCAGGAACAGGGGAAGATGCCGGTGATTTTGTTATAAACGAACACGGATTGGGAGCATTATTAAATCTCTCGTTTTCAACTAGTGCTGATACTGCTAATCAAGTAACAATCACATCTTCTATGAGAGAAGCGGAGTCCATTGCAATAGCAAACTCCACTTATGGACTCGCGAATACGCCAGGAATGGATGTTGACCTTACGAGTAAAGTTAATACAGGAGATGCAACAAGTAACACACAACTATTTGATACTCACTTAAACTCATTGGTTTTTCCTGTAGGGTTCGATAACATAAAAGGTATAGGTTCTCAGAGTGGAACAACTTTTACTGCACAGGGAATAACATATCAAAGAAAAGAAAAACTTGCTGTTTCATTTGATTTCAGTTCTTCTACTGGTGCTACTCTTACTTCTCCAACTGGTTCAACTTTTGAAACAGAAGGACTATCGGGTGCAGGAACAGAGTTAGTATCACCGCAAGCAAACTATATTTTAGTTGCTGCTACTGACGGAACAAGTGTAACCGCTACAGGAACAGGAGCTTCCGTTGCTATTGCTTCTGGAGAAATCATCAATGTAACAGTTGCTTGTACTGCTTCTACCAACCAAGTAACAATAACACCAAAACGAGATGGTGTTACTTTTGGCGGAGGAACATTATCTGGTTTAGTTTATGCTACTTGTGATTATGCTGCTAAATCTCCAAAAACAAAATCAAGAGTAAACGCAACTTCTATCTCAGCTGCTTCGGGTATTACTCATGGTACTGTTCTTCTTGATACTGCTGGAACTGATGCACAACATGACGCTAGATTAGCAAATGGTCATGCTGTAGTTGCTTCTTTTTCGGGAACACAAACTCTTGGAGTTTCGGATACTATACAAGTAACAAATGTAATCGAGGCTGCAGCCGCTGGAAGTGATGCTGCTACTCAGTTTGCAATTGTATCAACTGCTCAAGGAAATACTGCACACGTTAATAACATCACTTCAAGGTTTTCTTTCAATAATGGTCAAAAAGACAACTTTTACGATCATGGTTCGATTACGTTGAAAGCGGGACAAACACCACCAGCAAATAACGTTCTCATCACTTTCGATTATTATTCTCATTCCGCTGCTAACTCTTACTTTTCAGTTGAATCGTATAGTGATGATTATGCTGACATACCTTCTTTCACAAGTCCTTCAACTGGTGTAACAAAACAACTGAGAGATTGTATCGATTTTCGCCCAACCAAAGGTGTTGCAAATGGAGCTTCTGGTGCAGGTGTTCTTCTTCAAAATGACGATTTACCAGATGCAGATGTGAGTATAACAGCAAACGTTGTTTATTACTTACCTAGAAAAGACAAACTTTCTTTGACAAAAGACAGATCTTTCAAAGTAATAACTGGTATTTCCTCAGAAGACCCAATTTTACCAGCAGATGATGAAGATGCGATGACTCTTTACAATCTGGATATTCCAGCATATACTTTCAATGCTTCTGATTGCGACACTCAATATATTGACAACCGCCGATTCACAATGAGAGACATTGGCAAAATCGAAAAAAGAGTAGACCAATTAGAATACTACACAGCATTGACACTATTAGAAAAAGAAGCGAATGATCTTTCAATCAAAGATTCTGCTAGTGGAACAGAGAGATTCAAAAATGGTATAATGGTTGATTCTTTTAATGGTCATAATATCGGTGATGTTGCTAATGAAGATTTCAAAGCATCTATTGATTTTGAGTTGAAGGAATTGAGGCCATCATTTAGTGCTGACTCTTTTAGGTTTGACCATGATGGAACTGGTTCAAGTGCAAATACAGCAAAGACAGGAGATTTGATTACACTTGCTTATAGTTCTGCAAATCTTGTTGTTCAACCACTTGCAAGTAATACCGAAACAATCAATCCATTTTCAACAACTCAGTATAATGGGCAGTTGTCACTTTCTCCAGCAAGTGATGTTTGGTTTAGTGAAACTGGGCGTCCAACTGTTCTTATCAATCTTGAGGGTTTGAATGACCATTGGGTTCAGGGAAACAACAACGGATTTGATAAACAATGGGATGATTGGAGTTTCACTTGGAGTGGTGTTCAGGTAAACAACGACAATTTGATCAAGAGTCGTAAAACAGGAACAACATCAAATACTGTTTCGAGAGACACAAACGTCACAAGTAAAAACAAAACACGAACTGGTATAATTTCATCTACACCACCTGAGACAATAAAAAGAGCTGTAGGAAATAGAACAGTTAGTATCACTATTGTTCCTTATATTCGTCAACAAACAATACAATTTGTTGCAAAAGGAGTAAAACCAAACGGTACATTTTATCCTTACTTTGATAACACGTTAGTAAGTGCGAACACAAAACAAGGATATGTTCTAACATATACTGCAGTTACAACTTCTGCAAATTCTGGTGTTTTTGGAACAGGTGGAGATAAACAAATTGTAACTGGTGGTAGTGGAGCAACAGGAGTTGCTCTTTATCAAAACTCATCAAGTGTAATAATTGGTGATATCATTCAAACAGTTACGTTGTCTGCCAATACTCATCTTGTCGATCCAGATGCTGTTATAGGCGAATCGATTACGTTCTCAAATTCAACTGCTACCGCGACAGCAACGTTACAATCAGTAAATGCAACCGCATCAACAATAACAGTAAATAGTATTTCGGGTAATTTTGGAACAACAACAACTTCTGTAGTTGGTGCAAGTAGTGGAACATACATTAGTTCAGGAACAACTTCTGTTACTGTGACCGCATCTGGTGGATTTGCTGCTGGTGAACTTTTCACTGGAACTGGTTCTGCTAAAGCAAACGGTGCTGTTACAGCGGTAGCAGCAAATAATCCAACATATTCTACCACGCTACAAGCTGATAGAAATGGTGTAGTTGCTGGTGAATTCGTTGTTCCTTCAGATACATTTAGAGTTGGAGAAAAACTTTTCAGACTGACAGATAGTTCAACCGATACTGTTGCAAGCACCGAATCGGTTGCTGAAAAAATATTCAGAGTTCAGGGATTGCTCGAATCTCGTACTGGTAGAATATCGTCAACAAGACCGATGGAATCTAAACGAGAAAATGTAAAAGAAAAGAATGTAACACAAGATACAATCAATCGTGTTTCCACATCAACTAACTGGATTAATCCACTTTCACAGACATTCATAGTTGATAAAAGTGAAAATGAAAACGGAATATATGCAAGTAGTATAGATATATTCTTTTCTGCTGTTGATGCAACTTTACCAGTTACACTTCAATTGAGACCAGTAATTAATGAAGCGCCTAGTTCTTCACAGATTATTCCTTTTTCGGAAGTAATCGTAGATGCATCAGATGCAAATGCTAACTCATCAGCACCAAGTGTAGCGACAGCAACAACATTCACAAGGTTCACGTTTGAGTCACCAGTTTATTTGTATCCAGATGAATATGCTATTGTTCTGACTTCATCTTCTGACGCATACAAGGTTCATGTTGCCAATTTGGGAGAATCGGTTAAGAATACAACAGACACGAAAGTATCACAACAACCATTTGTTTCATCATTTTATCAACCGCAGAACTCTTCTGTCTGGCAACCAAATGTTGAAAAGCAATTAATGTTCAGAGTCAACAGATGTGAATTCAATACAGGTTCACACTCGGTGTATCTGTCAAGTAATGCAACACCTTTGTCTGGCAACACTTCTGGAATCAATTACGATGTGTTTA